TTATGCGATATTGATAGCCAACAGACCAAGTCTCCTGAAGGCACTCCTTCTTGAGCTGTGAAATCTGTCGCACTGTGTATCCGCCGGAAGCGAAATTCGTAAGGATCACCGAGTCGATGGCGTCGGCGGTGTTCTGCGCCTCTGACGGATCCTTGGAGTATCCGCGGACAGAGACGTCTGCGACGATCTTATAGACGCCATCCTTGTCGTAATGGGGAGTGTAGTCCGCCTCATATACGGCATACGGATAGTCATTGCTCTCAGCCTCGGAGAGGAAGAGCTTGACCGGCGTCTGTAGTGAGGCGCAGAGCGTAGTAAGCAGCGATCCTATATTCTCGGTCATTTCACTTCAGTAGTTCATTCTCGCGCCTTTTCATGGCGGCGACGAAGTTTTCGAAAATCATTTGCTCCCATCCGCGGATGGCATCATCGAAGAAGTTCTGGTGTGGCTGTCCGACATTGTTCCGCCGGCGACGGTTCCCTTTCTTGATGGGATACACGAACTCGTGTCCAGGATCACGGTGGGCCAGTGTTCCGTAGTTTTCCCAATACATCTTGAACCAGTCGTTCACCTCCTTGTCAGATTGCTTCTTCCGCTTGAAGGCGCCGATTATCACCGTGGAGTTACCGTTCATTCGTCGCTCGGCCTTGATGACCTTCGCTTTGATGAGCTTCCGGTATTCCTTCGGAACGGCGGACCGGATCTTCTTTGCGACCGGCTGCGCGGCCTCCTTCATCGCGGCCTCCGTAACCCTTAGAGCGTTCGCCGGAAGCCTCTCGAACGATTTCAGGCAATCGTCAAGACCCTCTATGCGGATCGAGGTGGACATATCAGTCAATCGACTGAATGGACACCGTGCAAAGAGGCGAAACCCTGGACACTGTGTCGATGGACAGGATCTCGTAGCGCTTTCCCGAGATCTCGACCTGCCACCGCGTATTCATCCCGGCAACCTTGTAGATAACGATGGAGGCATTCTCCCTACCGTCATAGTTATCATAAGCGAGCTCGTCGGTGATTTCCTGGTCTACTTTCGCATAGACCCTGGAATGAGCGGTGTAGGTAGACGATTTCTCGCCCTCGGACCCAATGCCCGCAGTCGGCGCATACAGGGTCACCAGGGTGTCGAGCTCGCCAATGTTAAACCTGTTCTCCATCATCGGCCCTCCCAGCGCCTATACGGGCGGAGGAGGTTACGCGCCGTTGTCCGGTCGCGTTCCTCCGGACGGTCCGTAGGGTTGTTGAACAGGCTTCCGGCGAGAAGAAGGATAGCTGCTTGGATGTCCTCCGGGACTTGAGCAAGGCCGGCCTCGTACACGATGACTACCTTCTTCCCGGTCACGGAATCCGCGAAGGTCAGCGAGTCCTCGTCGAATTCGTAATCCTGGCAATCCTCTCCGTCCACCTTCACTGAGGTGACCGAACGGACCGGCCATCTCAGTGATATGGTGGATTCGAAGGAGGAGGATAGCGTGAATACGGAAGGCGCGATGACTGTCGAGATCTCGTTCTCCGCCGACCGCGTCGCAGCACGGAGCTTGTCGCTCAGCTCTGCGTCAAGGTCGTGGCTGGTTATCCGCAGATGCCTACGGAAGTCAGGCAGCGTCGGACAGCTGATCTCTATGATCTCGCGGGTTTCCATGATTCAGGAGGGTTAGTCGGTGGTGATGTCCTTGATCGCGGCGAAGGACTTGGGCTCGATCACCTTCACGTCGTTCCAGGCGTTCAGGATGATGCGGACGTCACCGTTCGCGGCGAGGGTGTAGGGATCCACAACGATGTCGAGACCTCCCCACTGGCCGATGTACAGATCCTCCCAGTTGCCGAAAATCAGGCAGGAGCACTTGCCGGAGGAAGTGCCCTTGGTGAGGTTCGACGGAACCTGGTTGGTGTACTCGATCGGATAGCCGTTGACCTTGCCGTCGGCATCCAGGATGAAGCGGCCGGAGCCGGCGTCCTTGGAGGTGGTCTTCATGGCGCCGTTAACCTTCGCGTTGGTCAGGTAGCCCATCTTGCCACGGCCGGCGTTGTTGGAGTTGATGACGCTCTCGAGCTCGACGACCTTCGCCCAGCTGACAGCATCGCCGTTGTCGCCCATCGCCACGAGGCCGCTGGCCGCGTTGGTGATGCCGGTGAGGATACCGGTCGGCTGGTTCGAGGTGCCGGAACCGTTGATGGCGGCGTTCTGGATGAGGGCGGCGTGGGAATCCATGATGAGGTCCATCATGATCTTCTCGACGTCGATGGAGGTCTGGCGGAGCAGATCCTTGGAGAACGCAGCGACGGTCGCGTTACGGTGAGGAGTCATGGTCGCCCTGGTAAAGGTGGACTTGGACACGTTCGCGGTTGCACCTTCGGCGAGCCAGGCGCTGGAGATGGCGCCGGCGGAGACGAACGGGACGGTCCCCACGAGGTCACCGAGGACGCGGGCGCCGAGCTTGGCGACGACCAGGCGCTCCTTCAGAGCCTCCACGTAGGTCGGAAGCTGTTCGGCCTTGGCATAGCCGCCGTCGGCGTTGGTGGTGTAGTTCTGGCCGGCGCTGGAGCGCAGGGCGGCGGTCGGGATCACGAAGCCCTTCTTGGCCAGGCCAAGACGCTCGTACTCCTTGGCGCCCATCTCGGCGACCTCAGCCTCGAGGCCAGAGAGCTTACCCTCGGCAGCCTCGCGGAGGAACTTGATGATGGAGAAGCCGCGCTTGGCGTTCTTCTCGAGATCGGCGAGCTGCTTCTCGGCCAGGCGCTGCTGCGCGGCTTCGATCTTGTTCGCCTGATCGAGCTCTTTGGTGAGCTCCACGGCCTTCTCAACGGCGGCGTCATAGGCAGCCTCGTCGGCCTTCTTGTCCATGCCCTTGATCAGTTCGACCTGGGCGGACAGATCCTTGCGGATTTCAGCGATGTTACGCATAGTTGGTTGGATTATTGGGTTTTACAAAGCAGACGACGCTGCCATAGCAATCTGTGCAGCCTGAAGGACGGACTTGGTCTTCGCCTTGTCGACTTCCTTCTCTTCAGGTTTAGGTTCAGGAGCCGGAGAGGGAGCCGGTTCAGGCTGCGGTTCGGGTTCGTTCTCCGCCGCCTCGGCGCGGAGCGCTTCGAGTTCGTCCTTGGCGCAGTCCTCTCCCTTCCGGGTGGCGTTCGCGTTCGCCGGGATGTTCACTACGGAAATCTCCAGGAGTTCCTGACCTTCGTAGTAGTAGGTCTCCCGGGCCTCGTTCGGGGCCTCCTCACCCTCGCCCCAGTGACCCTTCCCGAGCGGAAGGAAGCCGACGGAGACGGAGTTCAGAGAGCCGAACAGAATCTTCTGGTAGACCTTCTCGGCGAGTTCGTTGATTTCCTTCGGCTCGAAGGTGATGTCCACGAGTAGCACATCATCCTCGACATAGGCGCGGCCCTTGCCGATGACGAAGTCCACGTCCTTGGTATCCCAGGCGCCGTAGATTTCATGATTGTAGCCGATGATGGGATTCGCGTTGAATCGCTTCAGATCCCAGCCCTTCTGGTTCAGGACGGTGTGCGCGGAATCGCGGGATCCGTCGGACGCCACGAACGTGACGGTCCGGGTGTCCGCGTTCTTCTTCCGGATCTCCGGAGAGAATGATCTGACTCTTATCTTGTCCATATTACTCGTTATTTTCGGTCTTTCCCACGACGCCGGTATTCAGCGGATAGAGCATATCGTCCAGGCCCTCCTTCCGGCGCATGCCTTCCAGCTCTCGGACCTCGTTCCGACTCATATAGCCATCGAGTATCGCGTTGTGATAGTATGCGCTCCGCGCCTGCGTGTCGCCCCTGAGAAGGCCGTCCAGAGAGAACTTGACACTGAAGACGTCCTGCTCGCTATCAAAGAAGAGCTTCGCCTCGAGCTCGTCCTCGATTCGCTTGACGGTGGGACGGAGGGAATACTGGACGAACTGGATGGTCTGGTGCTCGATGTTCGAGAAGGTTGCGTGCGTGAGCTCCGCCAGCATGTGCGGCGGGATGTTAAGGATCCTGCACACGTCATTGATCGACAGCACCTCGGACTGGACCAGGGCTGACGCGATGGGATCCACGGCGAGCTGCTTATACTTGACCCCGTATTCCAGGAGCGGCGTATCGTAGTTGTTCGCGCTGGCCTTGAAATGCCTCATGAACGTCTTAAAGCTCTCGTCGTCGAAGTGGCCTTCGGTCTCCATGACGGCGCGGATGTTGCCGCCCTTCTCGAAGAATTCCGAGGCGAACTTCTCTGTTGCGTAGGACTTCCCGAGTGCCATCGCATTATACACGACGGGATTCACGCCCTTGATGCCGTCGAGCGTCACGAGCATGAAGTGCAGGATGTTGTAATCCGGATACAGTCCGGCGAGGAACTCGAACTTCGGATCCGCCGGGACGACCTTATACCATTTGCGGCCCTCGATGAGGGTGATGCCGATGATCCAGGATGGATGAAGCTGGTGGAGCCATTTCGGATCTCCGTATGAGTCGCGCTCGATGAGCGCATAACCGTTTCCCCATCCGTCCAGCCAGGTGTTCTCCAGGTTCCAGAAATCGAACTTGTTCGTGTATGGATTCGGCCGGACATTGATGATCTTGTAAGCCGGATGGTAGGAAGCATCGACAAGGCCCTCGTCAGTGCGCTTCTTCACGAACTTCGGGAAGGAGGCGATGTTCTCCGACCGGATCCGGATGCCGGCATAGAACGCGGTCAGCTTCATGGCCGCAGAATTGTTCATGTTGACGCCGAAGCTCGCGTCCGGCCTGACGATTACGTCAGGGCTTACTACGACGTTCGCATCGCTACGAAGCGATGCGAACCAGCGGGATATGCGTTCAAAAACAGGCATACGGTGCCACTTTGCCGCAAAAGTAGGCACCGCGCATGCGAAAAGTGTGGCCGTTTGGCCACACTTTAATAGCGCACGTCGATTTTTCTACGGACCTTCCGAAAAGCGTCGTAGGACTTGAACCTCGAGACGCCGTATTTTGACTCGAATTCCAGCTCCATATCATGGTAGCATCGGCGGAATGTGAGCCGGCCGCCGGCGCGGCGATCCGCCCGGATCCTCTCCCAGAAGACCTCGCAGAAACCTCGCGCCGATACCATCCTGACCAAGTCATCCATCTTACAAATCCCTCCAGCTTTCATCATCCTCACTGTCCATCGTGCGTATCGTGTGATCGACGTATATTTCTTTCGTGTCGCCGTTCGTGACATTCAGCCAGCCTCCGATGGCATCAACCAGGGCGACCACTCCGTCAATCTTGTTCCTGGACTTCGCCTTGTTCAGCTTGATGTTCGCGTTCGGATCCTTCCAGATCACGACGTTCCGGAACATCCATCGGATGACCGGATTGTCCAGGAAATTCAGCTCGTGCTTGACGACGCGACCCTCCAGGTCCTTCGTTGGCACAGACATGTACCGGATGCTCTGCTGATATTCAATCAGCTTGTCCGAATAGATCCCAAACTTGTTCTTCATCTGCCACATCCCCCACGGATCGAAGGCGATGGCGCGGATATCGTATTTCTCCAGCTCATTGAACAGCTGAGCAAGATACCATTCGTCGTCCAGGGCGCTCCCTGGCGCAACGGTGATCCAGCCCTGTTCGCTCCAGAGCCGGTAATCGACGACATCGTTCTCTACGCCCTTGTCGATGATTTTCGCCTCCGGGATAGTGAACAGGAACTTCGCGACGTTGAATTTCGGGAAATAGAACGCCGTCGCCGTGAGGTCGGTCTTCGATGCGAGGTCGATTCCGACATAGCATTCAGCGCCGGCGAGCTGCGCCTGATCGAACGGCGCATTGTTCGCCGCGACGTCGTCGTCAGAGATCCACACCTCCGGAGCGTCAACCCACATGTTCAGGTTCTTCGTCTGGAAGGCGGCAAGCGTGGATCCTCCCTTCTCCTTCGCCTCCTGACACTCGTCCCGCATATATTTCTCGCCCAGGGAGACGCCAAAGTTCGGATTTACCTTCTTCCAGGTCGCCGGATCATCCCAGCGGTCGCCTTCGTCTGGCTCGTACAGGAGGATGAAGTGATTGTCCTTCTCCTTGATTCCCAGGAGGACCTGACGGAGGAATTCGAGGTCGGCAAAATAGGGATATGATGTATCGGTTCCGGCGGTCGAGATAGAGAAGATCAGAGGCTGCGAACGTGCGCCGGTGCCGGTCTTTAGGACCTCATAGATCTCATTCGTCTTCCAGGCGTGGCGCTCATCGCAGATGCCACAGTGAATGTTCAGGCCATCCTTATTCTTGGTATCTTTTGAGAGCGGCTTGTAGGATGACGCAGTGTCCTCCATGACGATGGATCCCTTCCGGAAGATCCGGACGAACTCGTTCAGGTCGCAGTTCTTGACCATCTCGGCCGAGGTGTCAAAGCAGATCTTCGCCTGGGCCTTATCGACGGCGGCCGAATAGACCTCCGCAGCGGACTCTCCGTCCGCGATGAGCATGAAGAGGGCAATCACGGCGGCAAATGTCGTCTTGCCATTCTTTCGCGGGACGTAGACGTCCGCATAGGTAAACCGGCGCTTCCCGGTGGATCTGAGCTTCCACCCGAAGATGTTCGCAACCACGAAGAGCTGCCAGTCCTCCAGGAGGACGGGTTTTCCGGCGAACTCTCCCTTGAAATGCTTCAGGATCCCGGAGAACCTGACGACCTTATTCACGGCGGACCAGTCCATCCAGATATCGTCGCGCTTTTGATCGCGCCGATAGCGCTCGCAGGCAAGGATGACCATCTGGCAGCTTGGCAGCGTGCCATCCAGGACTGAATCCACGTAAGCCTCAACCCTACTGCTCGTCGACCTCCTCGCCATCCTCATACTCTATAGATGCAAAAATGCGCTTGATTTTGTCGCCAGGCTTCTCCGGTTCCGTTTGAACGCGAAGACGCTGCTTATCTACCGGAGACATCCCGAAGTTCGAGCCGACCTTCAGGATGATCTCGGCAGCCTTGTCACGCTGCTTCACGGCTGGATTCGGCGCGACGATAGTCCCTTTCTTCCCTTCTATCACGAGATACAGCCCCTCTTTCTTGATGGATTCGCAGCAGGTCATGAAGTGATCGTATTCGACCGCATACAGAAAGATCTGCGCGAGGAAAGATTCCTCCAGCATCCCGAGATTCGCAATCTTCCTGACCGTGCTCCAGTAGATGTCGCGGGCGCGTGGCGTCGTAGATCGAAGGCCGGAGATCTGACACTTGCTCCCGATGTCCCCCACGGCGATTTTCTCGCCGGAGGTGGACTCGGGACGCGCACGACACGGACGATTGGTCCCGCGAAGATTGAGAACTTCTTGTGGAAGCGGTTTCCGACCTTTCATTTCAAGCGATTCTACAGGTTACAGGACAGGGTGTCCCTCGCGCCCGCGGGCGCGATTAGCGCCGGCGGCCGGACCCCCAAAATCCCCCAATTTCGGCCGCGCGTCTCCAAGAG